CCGGAGATAGGAGCGATATTTAGCGCCGTCGGCAAAGTGGTCGGAACTGTCGTAAAGTATGCCATGAAAATAATCCGCAAGCTGATAGAGGTCTTTGATGCGCTATTCAGTGGCACAAAAGGCAATGCAAAAGTTTGGAAACAGCTCTGGCACGATATCAAAAAGATACTTAAAGGAGCAGTAGATGTGATTCTTGGCATCCTGCAGGTTTTCATAGATTTGTTCAATGGCGACTGGGATGCTTTATGGAAAGACACAAAAAAACTCGCCAAAGATGCTGGTAAACTAATTGCCAACATTATAAAACTTGCACTTATGGCAGTGGTTGCCATTATAAAAGGAGTCGGCAAGCTGATCAAAAAAGCTGCAAAAGCTGTTTTCGGGAAGATCGGCGACGGATTTAAAGCAGCATGGACTGCTATAAAAAACTGGGTTGTAGATGTATTCATGTGGCTGCCGAACAAAATAAAAAAGCTTGGAAATCTAAAAGACGTCGGGAAAGCGATACTGAAAAGCCTCTTACAGGGCTTCAAAGATATATGGAACAATATAAAAGACTGGGTAAAAGATAAAGTTGAGTGGATAAAAGAAAAATTTACGGGTGCTAAAGATGAGGCGAAAAATACACCTAAAAGACAAACAAAATCAACAAAGCACGCAGTGGGTTTGAATTATGTTCCATATGACGGATATTCGGCGACATTGCACGAAGGCGAAAAAGTTCTTACAAAGGCTCAGGCACAAGAATACGATTCCGGAAGCATTGGCGGGAGCAATGTTGAGGGCCTCCTCGAAGATGTCGTAATGCTACTGAAGGCTCTGAAGAACCAAGAAAAAACCATATCACTGAATAAACGAGAACTTATGAGGATCCACAATGAGCTATAAAATTGAAAAACTGAAATATGTAAACAGTCTGGGCAACTCTATCCAGTTTGGAGGATCTCCTTATTTTGTCAACGAAAACAATCTCCGCGATTTTGCATGGTCGTATTCTGAAATCAACAACAGTATAAGCAAATTGGATAGAAACGGTATTGTCACCAAAAGTTTAACGGTGAAAATTCTCGCTGCAGAAGCTGATTTGTATGATGCTTTGAATACTCTGCATAAAGCGATGGATACCGACTGTGTTAAAGATAGCCGGGGGAAACTCTATATAGGCAATTATTATTTGGAATGCTGGATCACAGAAGCTGCAAACAAGGGATATACAAAAAGCGGTTACTTAGAAAGAACATTGTCTGTGGCGACAGACAGACCATATTGGACGAAGGCCGAAACATTCGAGTTCAGAAAGACCGGATCCACGATCGAATCTACCGGGCATGACTATCCATTTGATTATCCGTATGATCTTGGCGTTGGATCTGATGTGTCCTTCCTGGAGGTTGACAGCTTGGGGTTGTGTGATTTTGAAATGATAATATACGGCCCCGTAACTGACCCGGAAGTCGTGATCAACGGACAGATATATAAGGTCTATACAGACATATACTCCGGAGAGTTCCTACGAATAAATAGCAAGAATAAAGAGATTTTCAGATATATGTCTGACGGCATCCCGGTGAACAAATTCAATAATCGGGCTGACGATAATGTGTTTCAAAAAATTCCTGCCGGAAAAAACAATATAACATATAACGTGCCGGCAGGAATAGATATCACCTACTATGATGAAAGGAGCGAACCAAAATGGATTTCGTCATAGCAAGGGGTGTGAAAAATACCAGCTGGGAACAAATAACACAGCTGGAGGCTTATACCGATATTGAGTATCAGATGGTAGAGACCACCTCTGGTTCCGGAAGGTACAAAATAGCTTCCGTTAAGATGGTACCTGTGCCCGTGACGAAGTTTAGACCTGTCTCAAAACTCATCGATAAAGAAACAGTAGAAAACCAGGGGATAGGATCTCTTGCAAGATTCAACAGCCTGGATGTAGAAATTGGGATATCTGGTATTGCAAGTAATGATTTTGAGCTCAAAATCGCGCGAAATGACAGTATATTCTACGGGCTCAACTTCGGGGCTTTTATATTCTCTTCTGATACTGAGTTCGGAGGCATGCTGGAACAGATCGATGTGGACACATCCACGGATGAACTGATATGGACCGGGATCACATGGAGGGGCATGCTTGATAAGGACATTATAGATCCCGGAACCGACGATTATAAAATTGTCTCCGGGGAAGCGAATGAAATTATTGCCGATATACTTTCGGATGGGTGCGGTTCGTTTTTCACCGTTTCCGACACCAATACCGGAGTGACCTTTACAGACTACCAGTTTGATAGATATACCAGCAAGCTTAAAGGTCTCACAAAAATGCTGGCCACTGAAGGATATAAACTGAAAATCTGGGCTGAGGACGGCTGCCCGAATGGCGTCATGAAGGTCTACGCCGAAGCTGTACCTATCAATGACTATTCGGAAGAGATTAGGTACGGAACAGACAACGATGTGGATCTCACGCTCACGGATTATCGTGGTGGCATAAATCATCTGATTTGCCTGGGCGACGGTGAACTCTCGGCAAGACGCCGGATCGATATATATGTGACCGATGAAGACGGCAACAGATATAGCGGTGCACAGGAGCGCAGCGCTATTTATGATTGCAGTAGTGTTGAGGGTGATACTGATTCCGAAAAGGCTGCAAATTTACTGTCGGCGGGAAAGGAACAATTAAAAACATTGGCCAACAGCCAAAGCATGGGCATGACTATAGATGATACTCCTGCTGATATAGGAGACATCATAAATGGTTTGGATCGAACCACAGGGCTTTCACTCTCAAAACCACTAACGAAAATGATATTAAGAAAAACATATAACACAGAAACGATAGAGCACGGCCTTGAAGAGGCAGAAACATCTACAGAGGAGGAGATTGCATAATGATAATAATTGATGGCCATCATGGCGAAGAAGTCATAAGCAGCCAGCAGATAGCGGACAGCAACATGGCATTGTATGGATCAGAGAATTATGTATTGCCACAGGGAAGCCAACTTGCTGCATCCATAGTATCAAATAACGAAGTTGACATATCAGATGGCCTCCTGGTCCATCAGGGGCACAGGGGCGGCATCGAAGTTGGACAGGACGAAGACGTGACTATTGAAAATGGTGCGGCTGGTGTCAAAAGAAGAGATCTTATTGTAAGTAAATACATAAAAGACGAAACAACTTTGGTTGAAACTGTGGAACTGGCAGTCATTAAAGGCACAGCTGCAGCATCTGATCCCGCGGACCCGGAATACACATCCGGAGATATACGAAATGGTGCGGTTCTGGACGAAATGCCATTATACCGTGTTCACATAGACGGTATAAGCATTGTAGCCGTAGAACGGCTCTGGGAATATCCGGAGAGCATGCCGGTAACTGAGGAAGGAGCATGGGCGTTTGTGCCTATGATTGCCCCGTATGCCCTCACATTGCCGTCAGGGTTTGATGATGACAGCTTCTTCCGGTATGGAATATTTGACGGAGAAAAACGATACTTCGCATATTTGAATCCGACATCAGCTGTTACAGCAGATACAACCTTAGGAACGCTGGACAGTGCATACAGACCGGCGGAGGCAATAACATTGCAGACCAATCTGGCCGGAGTGACCGTTACAATAAGCACCGCCGGAGTAGTTAAGCTGGTGGCCACATCTGTGCCGGCAGGGTTGCTGTGCAGGACGAAAATTGTATAGGAAGGAAAAGACATGAAAGACATAACAATGAATGATATTGAAAAGCTTATAGCTGAAAATTTAAAGGATAGCGGCTGGATAGCCGCTACGCTTAACACAAATGTATCTGCAATTTCTGCAGGTGGAATAACATACAATAAATATCGTATCAAGGGCAGAACACTTTATATAAATATGATACTTACAATAAACGAGGCAATATCATCTACCAAGATTCTTTTTTCTCTGCCAGAAGGATATAGGCCTAATCGCACACATACATTTAATTGTTCGATTTTAAACTCGGCGACAGTTAGATTCGTTCAGATTACATCAGCCGGAAATTGTACTTTTTTTGCAAATGGTACGTCTACTGGTAGCGGTTTGCAAATATATTTGGACTTCAACTTTCCGTTAGATTAACTGACAAATCCTAAAAGAAACTTTTATATACTGCCAAAAGAAAGGAGACAAAATGAAAAAATCTTTAATATCCCATGTGACTGGCATAGTGCTTGCACACACACACACACACACACACACACACACACACACACACATAATATTCTACCGGAAAGAGGGTGGCCAGTATGCTTAGCCAGGTCACCAAAAAAGACATCGAAAGACTTATTTACGAAAACATACCAATTGAGAAAAATCCAAACTATCCAAACCTTGAAAGTAGTGGTTGGAAGTGGAAGAAGTATGCAGACGGAACAGTTGAAGCATGGTATAAGAAAAACCAAGACATTACAATCACAACAGCGTCAGAAGATAACTTTTTTACAAGTGTTGAGACACCTTTTCCATTCACCATTTATGACGCTGTGGGAAATATTAACGCTTTTTCATGGACAGGTACAGCCGGGTGGACAACATGGGACGGCGGCAAAACCATTAATGAAACAACTATTTCATTCTTTGTGTTTACCCCAACATCAACGACCAGAAATACTAATATTTGTGCCCATGTTACAGGGCGTTGGAAGTAATGTCAGGGGGTGGTTTTAATGATCACCCGAAATGACATAGATCGGTTGGTAGCGGGGAAATCATATACAACAAACCCTGAATGGCCAGCTTATAATGCAGACGGATTTAAGTACAAACTATACGCAGACGGCTTCAGTGAAGTCTGGATGCGTAAAACGAATATATTGCTGACAGCAACACCAACACAGTATACATATACATTTCCGACCGCAGTGTTCAACGGAAACACTCCCGATAATGTGTTTTTGAACGGCTATCACCATACGAATGACGCACGAATGACCTATGCCAAAGTTGTTGGGAGGCCCGCGAATCAAATAACAGTCAAACTTTGGATTTCAACAACCACAGACACAGGCTCTTTAATGATTTATGCAAGTGGAATAAGAGGGGCTTAACAAGCAACAGCTTTAATTGCCCAAGAGGGCGGAAAGGAGGAAACAATGGCAAAAATAAAAGCAAGCAAAATAATCAAAAAGGCTGTAAGACAGATTGGGAAAAAGGAGTCGCCGGCAGGATCCAATAAAGTCAAGTACACCGAGTGGGCAATAGGCAAGGGTAAAGCAGTATCTTCATATAAGCCGTACAACTGGTGTGCGATATTTCTTGATTGGTGTTTTGTAAAAAGCGGCTATGATTTTTTCAAGTCGTGTCCTAATCCATGGAGTTGTGGGGCAATAATGAAATGGGCAAAAGAAAAAAAGATATGGAAAGCAACAGGGATTGCCGGGGATCTTGCCATTTTTGATTTTGATGGAAACGGTGTTCAGGAGCACATAGGTCTGGTGGAAAAAGTTTTGTCCGGTGGCTATTATCAAACAATCGAGGGGAACACCGGAACCACTTCAGACAGCAATGG